CTCTTGTACAGCGCCTAATAATTTACCTTGCAATGGATCAAAATAATCTAAGTTTTCTAATGTATTATTAGTTGATGCACTAAACAACTGTATCGGACCTATACTATTAATATCTACTATTGGTGCAGAACTTCTATATACTGCCCAATCAGGTTCACTACTTGCGCTTATATAGCTAATTACTTGACCGTTTGTATCTTCTGCCTGTTGCGTTGGGTTAAAATTAGGTGTACCTACAATCACACGATTGTTATTAAAGTCAATGGCTTGACCATACATTGGCTGAGCACCGTAATCTAGATTACGTGCATTTATACTTTGTGCGTATGCAAATTTGCCCGGGCTATTTACACTTTCATTGTATGCTGACAAATAGTCAAACATGTAAACTGCGCCGGCATTAGTAAATGTATCTACCCATTGTGTAGCATTATTATCAAATACTGTATCATTATCTGTTTCATCATCACTAAAATCAAATGTAGTTGCAGTATAACGTATTCCAGTTGGTGCACTAGCTACAAATGAACCTTGTTCATTAAATTTTACAACTGTACCAAACTGAGTTGGACCGTATACATGCGGGCACAAGATTTTTTGTGTGTGAGTATAAAGAGATACACCCATCTCATCTAACGTTGCGCTATTTAACACAGCCAATGACAACTTGTTACTGTTAGTGCCAATTGCTAAATCTATCAATTGAATAATAAGTTTGCCGTCAATTGCAGTTGATGTTACGTTAGTTATATTAGCCGCATTAATAGCATTAGATGCAACAGTTGCATTACCAGCAGTTAATGTTACTGCATAACCATTTAATAGTATTGTTCTTTCAGTAGTTATATTGCAATCTTGTGTACCAACAATGATACCATACTTTTCACCACCATTAGTATATCTATGTACTGCACCTTCTTGATTCTTATCATTTAATTCAAAAGGGGCACCAACTAATATTTCATTAGCAAAGTTATTAGTATCAACACTTGTACCAAACTCTACACCAACTCTTGGTGTTTCTTCATTGGTTAACGTTTGTGTTAATACAAAATTGGAACTACTTACGTTAACAATATCACCCGCATTTACTGTTGTGGTTGATTGATTATAAATGTATAACGTTGAACCAATTACTGCGTAATAATCAGTGTCAAGCAATGTACCGTTAACGTTAACAAATAATGGTGTTGTCTGTGCAACAGCACTCATTGAACCGGTACTATTAGTCAATGACAATGTTGTACCATCAAGTGTGGTTGAAACAGTAATTGTTGAACCTACAATAGATTTAACATAATATACTTGGTTTAGTGATATGCCACCAAATACCGTACCAGTAAAGACAATTGGTGTGCCGGTCGCACCTGAAGATAATCCGCTCACACTATCCAACGTTATTGCATTACTACTAATTACTGTCGCAGTTTTAGTAGTAGTTGCAGGAGTCCATGTTAAATTAAACAATTGCGGAACAAATGTTTGACCTGTAAATTGTACTTCAAAGTTCTGCACAGTTCTACCAAACGCATATGTATAGCCGTAGTTTTCAGTATTAACATCGTAATTTTTATATGGTGCACCAATTACAAGAGTATCACCATAGTAGTCAGTTGCAAGAGAGTATCCAAATTGATCTCCGGACGTTGTTAATCCTAATGCGTCTCCGTCGATGATAGTAGAATATTCATACAAATCTGTAATTGTAGACTTGCGATAAACATAAACACTGTTATTTACAATATCAGATATATACAACCAATTTTTATCACCAGACATTGCAGTAGAACTTCCCCAATTTGTTACACCAACCGGAGCAGTAATAGTCTGATACAATTCTATTTCATTCTGCAATGTTGTAGTTATTAATTGATAAACATATACAACTGGTGTGCCTGTTGGTTGTGATATTACAAATAAATCATCTACATATGTAATCGTAGATCCAAATGATGCAGAATGGGTGAGAGTCTGATTAACAATATATGAATCAGTATTAATATCAAATGCATATCTATACACTTCACCTGCATTTGCATCACCAATCAAGTATCCCATTAATGGTGTATATGCTACGGCACTACCAAATGATTGACTGTTCTGTCTTAAGATTTCTTTATCATATTGATAGTTTAATGATTTACGGAATACAGCCCAACTTCCATCATTATTTGTATCAGCCCAAACTTTAAGTTTGTTAAACTCATTGTCAATTAATGAAGGTAAGTCTGCAATTTCAGGTGCAGTAGCAACACGCTGACTTTGCATTCTGAAGCCAACACCTTGACCAGTAAGCGTAGTTATACTAGATGATAATGATAAGTTAATAATAACTTTGAATGGATCTACTACTGCGGCTACAATATAATAATTATTAATTTTTGAATTAAAGTTCAATATTGCAAACAGTTGATACTTGGTCAAGTTATGTGCTTGACTGAACGTAATAGTTACTGTGCCATTTAAATTGTTCTTTGCAGTAGTGATGGCACCTAAACTTACAGGAGTATAAACTTGCCAGTCAGCTAAGTAGTTCGCTAACCAAACATAATCACGAACATAGAATTGACTAATAGGAACTCTTACGTTGGCAGCGTTACGTGCATTTGCTAATCCAGAATAGAAATAGCTTGACATTTTAACGTCATTGTAGTTTACATAACCTGCAGTCGGTAATAGTGTAGAAGGTTCAGTTGGACTAATTGTAGGTAAAACATCAGGAGAATTAATTGGCCTGCCGTAATTAGTAATAGAATACAATGGTATTTCTTGTTGTACTCCATCAGTGTACGTGCCATTAGTCAACCCAAGAATACTTGGATTACCTGTTAGTACCGGTTCTTGTAATCTAAGTTCAATAAAATTATCATTAAGTACGCCACCAAATTCACCAGACTTAATAGCCCAGTTCTCGTAGATATCATAGTCGATGCCACCTTGTGGCAATGTAGCACCTTTAAATGCACTAGCGGCATTGAGTGTACCTTTTTGTTTAATTAAGTTTTTATAAACATTAACCTGAGTAATATCTGACAAATTAGCAGTTGCTAAATAATCTCTCGGGCGGTAACCAATCAAACTAAAACTTAACAGGTCTGCGTCATTTTCTAAGTTAGCATTGTTTACACTATAGTATAATGTACTTTCGTATGAACGAGTTTGGCTATTAGGTAATAAGCCCTTTTGTATTTCGGCGTAAGGAACTTCTTTCCAATCAAGCTCATCAAATACTTGTTTAGCTTGTACAATATTCAATGCACTCCAGTATCTGTTTTTGTAAAGTACAATTGCACCCTTTGTATATTTGAATTCACTACTCCATTGTTGAATATTATCTTGGTTAAGAATAAATCCGGCAGCATCTACTGTACCATTCCATTCTGCTGTTTTTGCACCGCGAACAAATATACGATTTTGTCTCAAGCCAGTAATCAAATTATAAATGATATCATCAAACAATGTTACATTGTTGAATACGATGCCATGTTCAAAATTACTAATGTTAAACTGACCATAACTAATTGCATCACCTTGATTCAAAGGTTGTACAGTGAATGCTGTATTTTCACGCACAATAGATAAATCAGTTGATTGTATTGGATATAAATTTTGATTCAATACAAAGTTTTGTTGACGCAATGTCAATGGTTGTACGATGTAACTGTCACGGTTGATAGCTAATGCAGTGGCAGCCGGGTTTATAGTTGTAATACTACCAACTTCCCAGCCCATTTGTGACCAATACATGTATTCAGCAACCATTTGTGGCCATGTAACCGGTATAGCATTTTCAATTTGATCAAATACTAAACCTTGTGTTTCTAAATATTTTCCATAACAATTTAAGAACTGTGCTACTTCTTGCACAGAATAGAATTCAGTACCATATGGTACTAAAACAGTTCTATCATAAAATTCAGTTGCTAGTTTAACTGTTAAATTTTCTACTGTAATAGTTTCATTAATTCCGTTATTTTTAGGAACTAATATTTTAAAATAAGCATTGGTTTGTGAATTGCCATATACTTTGAATCCGTTATCAGATATTTGAATTACAACACCAGAGTATACAATTCTATCAAATGGTTGGTTATCATATAATAAAACTTGATAACTTTCATCAGGAATTAACAATGAACTGTTATTACTATTTGCTGAACTCTTTTCAACATAAAATTGTAATAAATTTTTATCACTGTAACCAGCAACACGATATACCAAACGAACATCTAAGTTGTCTAGTAGTTTAGTGATGTCGGTTGTAGCATCGACACCAACTTGTTTCTCAAAGTCTACAATCCAATTAATGTAACTTGTTGCAGGAGTACCATCTCCATATATTGGAATGTTTTTAACGTTTAGATGACTTCTGTTATTTACTAAGAACTGATTGAATTCTACGTTATATTTGTAATGATCAATATCAACTGCTAGGTTATAGAATTCTGCAGGGCGTGTTAATGCAAGTATTCGCATTAAGTCAAATGCCCATGTACTACTTCTGCGATATGCGAATTCTGCAGGACCTACATCTCCTACTTTCCAGTCACGGTTAAATGTACTTTGATTATAATTACCTAATATAGATATAAACGGTGATACCAAATCACCATTACTGTCTACTGGAATTACACTAAGTAAACCATCACGTATGTATTTAGGTATCACTACAGGATTGCCGTTATTCCAGTCAACGCCGGCTGCCATGTCACCCCATAATACCAAGTTATCACTTGTATATGGAGCCGCACCGTAACGGCTTGTCCACCATGTAGGTTCATTTTCATAACCAATCATCTCCCACGGTGTAGCGTCAGGCGTAGAGGTATCATAATAATACAAATACAATCCTCTAAAATAACCTTGCTCAATTGCATTTCCGTTTATTTTATTACCATTGTTATCATAGTTGTATGAGAATTGATTATTCTTATTATAAAACTGTCTCTTATAATTAATTCTGTTTTCACCTACCCAATTTAAGAAAGATTCAGAATAGATTTGTAAAAATTCATCGTAGGAGTAATCAGTTGTTCTAAAGAATCCAGGAAGAACTTCAGTCAGTTCAACAGGAATAACGTTACTTAATTTTAAATTGTTGTATACACGTGTTTCATATTCTAATAATACTTGATCTCTGAAGTCATCTAATGTGTTAGTTTCAGGGTTATAATTCCCATACAATTTATTAAATGAACCATCATGACCTACAATAAAATATGTAGGTTGAGTATATGCTGTATCCAATGTTACCGATGGGATAGTTGCAGGATACAAACCTAATTTTGTAGGAGTATTTGGAACATAACTTCCATACGTTTGATTATATTCATTAATTACAATTTGATCGTTTGGTAATAAGTCGGTTGTTACTATTACTGATGGAGCTGTTGTGCTTACTGTATAATCAACTCCGGTAATCAATTGAGTTGTTACTCCATCACGTATTAAGTATACCAATACACTGTAATAATTAGAAGTAGTGAAAGTATAAACTCTACTTAGTGGATAGATACTAACATCAAGTGAATTTGCAAAGCTGTAAGTGTTACTGATGTATGCTGACTTGGAAGGCAGCATATCACTCCAAAAGAATGGTTCACTATCTGTTTTATTTGCAGTTATTTGATCCATTGCATCATCAAGTATCTGAGCCGGCGGTAATATGCTTGTATAGTTTGTATTATTAACAGTATCAACTAGTAAAGTTTTAAATGTAATATATTGCCTGCTATTATACAATAAAGCATTGAATAGGTTATGACTTTGTTTGCGTAAGAATGTACCCGGTAATGCTAATGATGAACTGTTCTGAATAATTCTATTGCCCCATGGCACCATATTACCTAAGTCACGATAGTTATTAGGTCCAAAAATTTCACCTGTAGTATTTGGGTTGTTGTAGAAAATACTCTGATATTGACCACGAATGTCACCGATGTTAACTATAGTAACATCTTCATTGAATGGATTATTACTTAAGTTAATTGGTATGCCATAGTATGCAGTACTACTTACTTGATTACTTAATATTAATATTTGAATAACTGTATCAATTGCATCTATATTTGGTATAGTTACCGTAGTTAACGTATCCGTAGAAGTTACTGTATAATGTGCAGGGTCAAGATAATTATTATTAATATAAACTTGTACAATTGGCCAATTTGTTGCAGTAGAACTTAATGGGGCAATATCACATGTAAACGTGTTTGATGAGGTGCTAGCATACCAGTTAAACTCAAATGTTTGATATTGAACACTAGGTGATACCGCAGTTTGCCAACCTAATTGACGTACATAATTAAGTCTATCAGTATAGTTGTAAACATAACCAGTATTTACGTTTTGTGTAATTGGATTAGTTCCATCGACATAATTAAATGTTTGTGAATTTAGTGTAACATCAAAGCTAATGTCACCTACGTTGTTAACTGATGAATATCGTATCGGAATGCCTAATATTGGATCATCATTTCCTACTCCCAACCCATAACTAAACAATTTACTACCAGTAAATGAAGTACCAATATATACAGTTTTATCACCAAAACTAATTCCGTTGTCATCAAATATATCAAAGTATGGCGCTTGATTTACTGTGGTTTTTTGCTGACCAGCAAACCATTCTAAGCCATCAAAGTAAAAATCTTTACCTTGGTTATAATAACCGCGATATACAGCAGTCTGTTCATCGGGTAATACATCCCCTTGCGGGGCTTCTGTTAATGTAATTACAGGAGTAGAATTTGGAGTAAGTGACGAGAATCGTGCAACATAAATTTTGTTTCTAACACTTAATGTAGTGTCTGCGGCGAATACGATTCTTGCTCCATCAAATAATGCATAGTTACTTAAAGGTGTATCTGCTGTTACTACAGAGACATCCGTAGTGCCAATGATGGGATAGTTAATACTATCCCATCCTATGGTAATAACAGTATTATTACCAATAACAGAAACATTTCTAATGTAAGTTATGTCGGGCAAAACACCTGCAGAATCAATAATATATTGTCCTGCTTCAAACAATCCACTTACATCAGATGATGGTATTGTAACAGTCGTGCTGTATGAATAAATTGTAGTTGCCACTGAACCACTAGCTGTTGATAACGTTATCGGCGTACCTTGCTTTTCAGTTGATACAATAATATTATTTCCAGATATCTCAGTAATATAATAAACTTGAACAACTGTATTAGGTACCGGTGTGTTTGGTACATATTGTAATAGTCCACCAATATCAGAAGCCACAGAAATACTATCATTTACATACAACCCAGTTGTACTGTTCAGAACAATTTGGTTTGTTAATGCTACCGTTGACGATATGGTTTTACTAGTTATTGGTGACGGATAATTAGCAGGTGCAATAGTTGCATCGTAGGTTGACCAACCTGCTACATCAGGATAATAGTTTTGTTGACCAGCAACTAAACTAAATGCATCAGTTGTTCTAGTGTCAATAAAGTCGATTGGATCTTTACCTACTACACCTGATTCAAATAAACGTAAGTTAGGATAAAATTCAATAATAGGACGTTTAGCTTTATTATCATTTGTAGCCCATGCTGTTACTAATGTAGGATCATTGTTATATGTTGCAGTTGCGTTAATAACATCAATGTGGAACCAACGATTACTACGTGACCATGCATTGCGATTAATTGCGTTTCTTGCAATAGTAATATAATCTTGTTGTACTGGAATATATAATCCAGAGTCATAGTTACCAACGTCATACGGTGTAGTATCGTAGGGAATAAATGTGCCTTCTGAAAACAAACCGGGACTTACTAATGATTCAACTGGTATCAATTCAATTGCATTACCAACACCTTCAACATAATATTCTACATTATTATACGACTCTGGGTATACATTTCCTTGAAACAAAACTTTCAAGCCGTTAGTAAACACAACACCGTTTGGAGAGGTGTATGTTTTCTTTCCTAAAATTTGTGTTATAATATTGATTTCGTTTGTGGTATTACTATCAACTAATTTAATAACACCAACTTTTGTGGCTGATGATCCATCTTGGTAATATAATTGATCCAATATTGCACTGTTGTATGGAATTAATTCTATTGATCCAGTAACGTTTCTATAGAAACCTCTATTACCATATTCAGTTCCGAATATAGGAATAATTTTTTGATTTGTAGGGATCGAACCGGATGGTGTAAGTTGAATTACATCACCTGTCAATATTGATATAGTATAAAAAGTAGCATTTACTTCAGTAAAGTAACCACCTTCAAAGTTAGTTTGATCTAACTGATTACCGGGATATGTATAAGGTGAGCCGCCATCTTCATCAAACAATGTTTGATCATAAAATTTTGAAGTAAACCCGTATTCATCAAACACGCCGGTGTTGTAAAACATTACGGTTAAACCGTCTAGTGCGGTTACACCATCAATGCCACCAATCGAACTAATAGTAGCACCATTAACTTGACTAAATGGCAATGTAGATACTACATCACAACTAGGTCCTAATGGGAAGTTAAATTCATCTAATGCGTTCTTTTCAGGAACAACAAATGTGACTGATCCAGTCGTTGCTCCGTTATTAGTTACACCAAATACATCTCTTGTCTGAACATTAGGTTGTGTAATACTGTAACCAGTTACGCCTGGTTCACCTTGAATCCAAAATTGTGTAGCTTGATCTACTGTAAACGTATATGTGCCACCACGCAATAATGTTAATGTTGGGTTAGGTGTAGATGTAGCATTAATATCTGATGAAATTAAATAATCAGTAGCTTCATCTACTACAGTAAAGTTTACTGTATTGTAAACAATATCAGCAGAAATAACTACACGTGCAGGACCTTCTGGCAACCAATAGTATTGATTAAAGTTAATAATTTTATCTAAATCAGTAAAACTATCCCATGAATAGAATTGACTAGTAAACAATCTACTATTATTGTCAGTAATTCCACCTTCAAGTTTTAGTGCATCAACAATACCCGGATAGCTAATAAAATCATTAGCAGTTGTATCATTTTCTTTTAAGAAAACAACACCCGGATCTAATTGATAATCTGTTCTAACCTTAGTTGGTTCAGTAACATAGTTATCTTTTGCATTAACGCCATATCCAAACTTACTACCTAAATATCCCTCAATCCTTTTTGTACTGGGTTGAGCAACCAACTGATCTAACGTTGCCTGCAAAAACTGGCTATTAGTTGTTGTTTGAAATATCTCAGGTAAAAAATTCAGCGTTCTAATTCTTGTTGCCATTATAAAATTCTCTATGGTTATATTATACTTATGCTATTTGCAATTCGGCGGGTGTAAGTGCGGCGATGACTATAACATCATTTGCAGTTGCGGCATTTACGAATATTTCATAAGGCAAACATTTAATTTCATATAAATCTCCAAAACTCATTGTAGGATCGTTTGGTACTAGCACACAAGAACTTACTAACTCACCAATCTCAGCATGAATATATGCGCTTAATTCACTGAAATAGAATGTGTCACCAAAGTTCCAATTGTTAATATTAAAATAATTATTCATCTGTGTTAATACTGCGCTACGGATTTCACTATCACTAGCATTAGTATTAGAATTCTTAATAACCTTAATTGTTCCTCTTAGTGCTTTAGCAGCCTTAGGACCAAATAATGGTTTAAACACTACACTATTTAAAATAGCACTATCACTTAACATCTTATAATTATTAATTTGCGGATAATAAGAAGTTAACTCTGTGATACTTGGACGTAATGGTTCTGGTACAGTATTTGTACTGTCTTGTATATAATTTTGATATGCAGTATAGTAAGCCTGTGTTACAATATACAAATCAATAATGTTCGTAGTTGCAGGATCAATACGTGTTGTATTGTTGCTGTTGTGACGATATTGGAATTGTAATCCTTGACGTCCAGGTAACATACTATATTGTGGTTGTTCAGTTAAGATATAATAAGGAGTTGTTACTGTTTGATCTTGTACTGTAATATAAAACTTATTATCTGAGTAGGCATAAAATAACTGTCCAACAGGATATTCATATTTTACAACTTCAATTTGAGTTTTAGTTGGGTATTGGTATGACACATCAGTTGATGGAATTAATTGAGTTCTTGTTAAATTGATAGCATCTTGAACTTCTTCAAAAAATACGTATATACCAATATTAGTATTACCGGTTACATACCCTGTAATTTGATTAAAGAAATCTGGATTATCAATTAGTGTTCTGTCATTTACATTAATACTGGCAATTTCTACTTCAAAGTCATCAATGTATCCATCGCTTTGTACTGTTTGACCAACAATACTAGATGAGATATTATTTACTAATGGGTAATTACTACCAGGTTGTGTATTAGTAGCTAATACATTTACAAAGTCTTGTAGAATTTGTCCACTGAATGGATCATATACTAATTTGCCGGCTTCATATGTAAAGCGAGTGTCAGCAACACTACCAAAGTAGTAAGCAAGAGAACGATAGGTTACAGTGTATCTGTTGTACCCGATACTTTCAAAATTTACAAAATAACCAGTTGCATTAAACGATTCAACACTCCAACGATTCTGTGCAATAGTCAATGAATTATTAAAAACTAAACTAAAGTTTTGTTGTAGTTCCATGCGTACTCTACATTCTTGTATGACAGAGTTTGGTAAAATGTTATCGAACGCAGGCAATATAACAGATAGTATTGCATCTGTGGGTACATAACCACTTAGTGTGATTGGACCTGTTCCATTTGAGAAACTACCGGTGCCATTATTATATCCATCACCTACTACATTTAGTACAGTAGACCAAATATATGTTTTATTAGTAGGTGATACTATTCCATTAACTAAACGATTGTTGTTATCAAAGTAAAAACCGGCTGGAGCAGTAAATTTTAATAATGCACCTTTAGTGATATATTTGACTGCATTAGTTGAATACGTTCCTACAGGTATAGGATTATCTCCGCCATTCTGTATGTTATAAAAGTAACCAGTAAGAGTATTAGCATTTACTGTACTTGTTTGCCAAAAAACAGTACCATCACCTGACGCGGTGTTAACATTGTACCTAGTATAATTTTGTATGTAATATTGTGTGGATCTATTATCTGCTAAAATAGCAGCCAAATTATCTGTTAGGAATGTAATAATATCACCACTGTTATTAATAGTTAGTGGTGTAGCACCTTCTTGATTAGTTAACCATATACCACCATCATTAGCAAAACTATTAGTGCTACTGTATTTGCCAGTTGGATCAAGCAAATCTAAATTCTTTGATACACCAACGCTACTGCGATTAATAGCTTTTGATTTGATAATAGAGCTATACAATGTATACGGGAAGTTAGTATAATCTTCTCCATTAACCATACGATTTTGTGTATAGTAGCGAGTTGGTGCACGTTGTTTAATGCTAGCAAGACTTTCACGTGTTTGTGCGTTTGACACTGGCACTTGTAATGCTAGTCCAACTGTCAATGTTTCTTGACGACCAACTCTGCTTACATAATTAAATGTGACTGTAATGCCTTGCATTTCAGTTGGATCAACAGTGTATGTCAATGCATTTCCTGAACGTACATATGCTCTGTAATTTCCTACAGGAATATTACTGAACACACCATCACCAAATATATAACTTACTTGGTCATTAAAGCGTGAGTTAACAGAAAAAATATCTTTGAAACTAGATTCTGTTTGCAAATACGCATCAGCATAAATGTTATTCACTTGCTTCCATAATCCCAATGAACCATTGTTTTCACTTAACTGATACAACCATGTATCAGTATTATTAATACCTTGAATATCAATATCAACTACTTGGTTACTGATTTTTTGTTGTAACGTAAAGTCAAAGTTTTGTAATGTGCCTTGTTTAAAATAGAAGAAGAAGCCTGTATTTGGACTACCGTAACCTAATTTATCGTTACGATATAACATATTAAATCTGTTGGTTGGTGCAGGTGGAATTTCGTATACGTAATCTTCATCTATAGTAGTTACACTACATAATTCAAATCCCATATTGATGCCATCAACTTGACTTTCGAACGGTACAATCGGTAATGTCCCTGCAGGGATTTGCATTGTATATTCATCAGTTTTTACGCCAATGATTTGTGCAGTGTTGCCCGGACGGCCTATTTTTTGTGTATTAATTAGAGTAGCGTTAACAATCGTGTTGAACTGCTCTAACCAATTTGAGTTAGCAGGATCGTTCCAAAGAATAGGAACATTGCCTAAGTTAAAACCATTCAAGTCTACAAGATTTTGAGTAGTTTGTATACTTGTTACTTTCAAATAGCCCTGACCAGCTAAGTTACGTTTAGGAGTATAACTTACTAAGTTAGCTAATTTGATAACAGAATCACGGCGTTCAGCAGTATCAATGAAGTTTTCACGTGTATTTAAATCATTACGGAACGCAAGACCTTGGCCCATAAATGCCATAACGTCTAACAATGCTATGAATTCTGATGATTCAATATAGTCATTGTATGTTTCAGGATAATACACACGCAAATAATCAATAAAGGTTTTGCGTAATGTTTCATAGTCATAACTTTTAAAGTCGGCTTGACTGAACGTTTGGTAAATTGCTTTCCAATCGTTTACACCGAATATTGCTGATTGTCTTGAACTTGTGGCCATAGGTTGTTCTCTTTTAAGTATTTATCTTAAATGAAAACCATGGATTTTTAGAATTATTGTAAAATTGCGATATTTGTTGCGTTGTCAAAAAAGACGTTTAACAAAAATGCTTGGTTGAAGGGTGCTATAGCCATTTCAACCTCAATCAGTATGCCGTTCTCTTGGGGGTAGGCTTTTACATAATTTAGTACCAATCTAGGGTCTAAATTAGCAACTCTACGTATTTCATTTTCTAATTGAAATTGAGTATCCGGAGTGTTTGGTTCGAATACAAAAGTCCAAAGAGTAGTACCGTACTCTGGTTTTCCTACTTTTTGACCTTGTTGAATGTTTAATGCGTTAACAAAATCACGTACAACTAGCGGAGTATCTACTAACTTAAACTTCTTACCTACTCTGATAGATTGAATAGTTGAACCTGTGCCGCCATCTACTCCGGCATTTAAGTCAGTAGTCTGCGGTTTATTCGCATTAATTGTGCTGAATCCAATATAATTAGGCATGATGATATTTATGCTTTATTTGCTAGGTCTTTTATCTTGTCTGTAATGTCCCCAAACAATTTAACTTCTGCTATATAGGCTAACTTAGTGGAATCAATTTCAGGATCTCCTTGCGGTAAATCATTTGCTGCCTGTAAATATGCGGCACGTGCTTGGGCAATCTTTTTACTTTGTGCGTCTTTTTCCAGAACCAATGCTTGCTGTTCTTTATATAACTCATTTAATCTGTCAGCTTCGGCTTTTGCCGAGCTTGATGGGCCAGTCCCCCCAAAGTTTGGTGTCGGAATTCTCTTATCACCTAAAACTGAACCCAATTGGGCTGTCAATTCACCTCGACTTGATGTATTTGAACCAATCGTTGGTAATTTAATTGGGAACGGACTAGATGAACTCAGCGAACTTAAACTTGCTTGTAGTGCTGAGGCTGCGCCGGCTGGTAATCCAGCTGATGCTAAAGATGTTAAACTTTGTTCCCCTTTTGCTAATCCGTCACTTATTGGGTTACCTTTTAATCCTGCTAAACTCTCAACTTTGTTTGTAGCTGTACTTAGGAAACCGGCACTGCTTGCAACATTGCCACTTAGTGTGGATGCGGCAGTAGTGATGCCATTTGTAACAGCGGCTGATGTATTTTTAATTAAATCTGCTGTTTGTCTTACTCCCGGCACATTTGGTAATGATGATCCAGATGCACCCACAATAGAAGTTATTGCTCCGGATGAACCAGGTAATGATGTTATACCACTAGCCAATGATGACATTGATGGTGATGATTTACTTAACGCTGCCGCTCCAGCGGCTGCAATTACAGTACTCGTCAATGGATTAGTTAATGTAGGTATACTTGATTTTAATGCTCCCGAAACTTGAGCCGCAACAGGTGAATTAGCTTGTGCTTCATTAGTGACTTGTCGTGTAGTATTTGAACTTGCAATTTCTTTTAGATTTTGTGGTACTCCGGGAATAAATGATTTAAATGATTTTGTTATAGCAGAGAATGCTGAGCCGGCTAATCCTTTAGCACTATCTACTAATCCGGATAATCCTTGCACAGCAGAAGTACCCATACCACCTAATGATGTTGCTACTGATGACAATCCGCCTGTAACTGTTGTTGACATTCCAGCCGCAAAATTACCAGATGCTACTATTTGAGCTACGTCACTTGTTGCTCCGGTAGTTACACCGCCAACTGAATTAGCAACATTGCCTGCTGAATTTTTAACAAAGTCTATTGTTTTGTCAAGACCTACTGTTGCTCCGGCGACAACAAGACCTGCAATTTGCGTTGGTGCTTCTTTGCCAGTAATGATACCTGCTTTCTGCAAACCTGTTTGTGCTTGTTGAAAGTTTGCTACTTGTGCTTTAACTTGAGATGTAGTGTTTTGAGATATTGCTGTTAATGTTTCTGCTCCTGCTTTACCTGTAAACAAATTATTTGTCATTGCAGATTGAACATTGGCTCCACCTTGAACTAAACTATTAATTAATGTACTTGCACCTGGCTTCAGTATACCATCATTCTCTAGGCTTTTTGGAGTTAGTGCCGTCGCACCCACGCCAGCAGTCAATTGACCACTGGCATTTTCAAACACGCCAGCGCCAGTTGATACAACATTAGGTGCAATATTAGCCGCTGTTGTTGCAACTGTGCTTACCATAGACGATGTAACCGAATTAGTTAGTGACTCGCTTGTAGGTGCTGTTGCTGGAACTGTACTTGATAATGACGGGCTTGTAACATTGTCTGGAGCAGATGCGGCTGAATTATTTGCAGATGCAACTGCGCCCGACGGTGCAGCCGGTAATTCATCATTAGAATTATTACTAACTTTTACATCAACACCTTGATTTGCATTAGCCCACGGTGCGTGTGCCGGTGCACGACTTACAATACTTAATAACTTAGCAGGAGCTGCCGCCCAACCTTTAATACTATCAAACAACGTATCGGTATGTGCTACAGACGGTAATGGAGCAACTACTTCCGGAGCAGTTGATGTTTCACCGGTGTTTAAATTAACCTTACTACCGTTAATAAACATATCTCCCGATGATGCATATGATCCGGAACCACCTGAACCCATACTCATTGGACCATCTACTTTAATAGTATAAGTTCCTAAGGTATAACCTTTAAAGTTTGCACCTGCTCTAAAATTAATATCAGTTTCAGATTGAATGTTAATATTATCAGCCGCAATGTTTAAATCTTTTGTAGCATTGATATTGATATTATTATCTGCATGTAAATTTAAATCACCCTGTGTTCTAATATTAACTGAGTTAGTAGCGTACATATCAATTGTACCCTCTTTACCTAACTCAATATAACTTTGTCCGTTACTGTGAATGATGAATAATGTTTGACCGTCATCACTCATTAATATCTGATGACCCATTGCTGAACGGATTCGAACTAAACGATCATTGCCAATTAAATCTCCATCATCCATTACAATAGAATGTCCAGCTCTACGTGCAATTACACCCAATGTACTTTCTTTGCCACCATTGGCGGCTGTAGCAACGGTATCATCTGTATAACCACCCTTATATATAGGCCTGCCGGGTGTGAGTACTCCCCAACCAACACGACTTGGGCTTTCACGTAATGCACTAGAAGTAATAGTACCTCTAATCGGATCTCTAATTAAACCTTGTTGTGATAATATAGAAGCAACATAACTATGTACTGGCTTAGGTGCGTCTAAAAATTTTGTTCCATCGGCTAGTGATGCGTTATTAGTATTCAAATTAGTCACCGGCAACTGTGTTGCACCACCGTAACTATTTGACTCACCTTTGTTCATAGTAACTTCACCGTCAGATGATCCAATTGCCGGAACCATTTGTAGTAGTTCAGGGCTAGGGACGCCACCTATATAATAACCATAGTTCATATCACCATTAACAAATATACAAACTACTGTACTTCCAATATCAGGTGGACTAAACCACATGCCATAACTACTTGGGTTTTGTGTATATGAACCATCTGTATCTTGTCCACCACTGCCTTGAGTGGCACCAAAGAAAGGGGTCATGTATGCTACAGTAACCCAACTAGAACTATCATCAGGATCAGGTGCACCAAAGTCAGCAATATAGACTTGTATTCTACCACCGCGTGTAGGGTCAATATTATTTTTTACGACACCGAGTGCTGGTTCTGAACGTATTACACCACCACCGGCATCTGGTGCATTAGCTTTTAATTTACCTTTTGGTTTAAAATAATCTTGTGCCATAATTAACCTTATTCTCTGCCACCATCATCAAAACTTCGTTGATTTTCTGTATCTTTACTTGCGTCATCATCTTGTACTATGCCTGTTTCTGTGGTGATTGTTTGCTGATTTGTTGGTAGATTACCGGACGTATTTCCTAAATCTTGATTTGAATCTTGCTGATCGTTTATATCAGTATTATCATTAGTGACTCCTCCATCTGACGTAGTTGGATCACTACTGTTTCCTGCACGATTAGCCGCATCAACTGCCGCATCATCGTTTGCGGCAGACTGACGGCCGGCAGCCGCGGCATCAGATTTATTGTTTAATGAATCCGGGAATGTATTAATTGTACATATTAATTCTTGTTCAAATTTACCTTTACTAAAAGTACTTGTACAAGTTGTAACTTTGTAGCTCACACCGCCTCCCCTCTTAGCAATCTCAGCAGTTACGTCAGGTGGATACTTCCAAAATAGTATAGACTCATTGATGCCCAATAAACCATCTTTATTAAAATAGTCAGTTGGTTCTTTAAAGTTAATTTCAATAAAAACTTGTCCACCATTTGGATTAATCGTATATCCATCTGTTCCATAAAACTTATTATAGAATGCATTAATACTACTAGGTGAAGGTTGCATTAAGAAATCTGGATCTCCTAATATTTGAATTTTTGCTGTAGCATATGCACCAGGATCATATAGACTTGTCATAAACGAATTCTGTGCATACAGGCCGTCATTTAACAGACCTTGCTTAGGAGCATTTTGTTGTTTATTTGTAATGCTAGCGGAGTCTGTGTTACCACCTGATGCATTTGGATTACCATCAGCGTCAAGGGTGACATTGAAATAGGTGTTATCCATATTCTGTTCATATCTTATTATCTCAGAATTCTTTCCAGTAAACCAATATTCATAACGTTTATGAGGACCATAGTAATCAGGTGTTTTCTTTGCGTATGCGCTTACGACTACAGGTGTTTCATATAGTTGAATGATGTAGGTTGTTTCGTACACAAAGTCATTCTGTTTTTTATCCCAACCTAAATTTTTAATTTCAGCGGTCATTGAATACCACTGAATTTTATTTTTTGAATCGTTAGGATCTACTTCACCACCTTCTTCACTTGTAGTATAAACCTTAGTTAATGCGTTTGTTAAAAAGTCACTTTGTAAAATAATTTGATTGACTGCTTGTAATATAGGAGTGCCGCCCGGTACTGTGATTTCTCTAACAGTATTATCCGGGGGTTCTGTTTCCTTACTCACATTAACTTCTGCTGTATCATTTACTTTAGCCATAGCCCATTTACGTTTATCAATATCAGCTTTGCTAACAATGCTCGCAGATTTAATTACAGTTTTTGCGTCCCCCAGGAATACAACCTTCCATTTAGATGCTATTCCTATCTTTTTTTCTTTGAGTAATACCTTTTGGTCATTATTCAGTTTAGTAAATAAACCAGTATACATTTCATCATCACCTATCAATGCGTTATTAACGGTGTCTGCTATAACTTTTGCACCATTGTCAATAATACCTCGTTTAGAACCAAAAGGTACACCTGTAGTTACTGATGCGGCTGTAATGTTATATGTTACTGATTTACCTTCAAGTTTAAATTTCATTCCTGTAATCAGTATATCAAAGAAACGTTCAAATATACCATATGCATTTCCTTGTGGATCACCATCAGTGCCAGGTATATCTTTTGAGTTAATTAAATTACCATTTAAATCATATCCTTGAAAACGTATTCCTAACATAAAGAATTGTTTTGATGGATTTTGTAAATCTTTATAGTTTTTAGACCTACTGACTTTTGCCAATGCCTCGGCTGCTCTTTTTAACCTAGTTATAAAAGAAAAGCCATATGGCTCAGTAACAGTAAAACTCATTTTAAAGGTATTTGTCGCACCTCCGGTATCTTTACCATCAATAGCTTGTGAAATTTTTAAGTCATCAATAAAGAAATCTTGGTCAAATCCAGGAGCACGTTTTGATGTTGTATTATTAATGCCTCCACTTTGTGCAATTAAGTATACACCATTACCAGAGTTGTTAACATCTTGGAATGCATTTATGTTTTTTCTACCTGTTTGTATGAAAGCGTCATATGCATCAGGGGTTATCATGTATAATGATATCTGATAGGTATAGCTACTAAAATTACCTAAAGGGTTCTGCCAACGTTTGCCGGGTTTCTGAATAGATGTATTGCCGGCTGTTGTTCCTGATTTACCAGCTTGTGTTGTACCTGCATTAGCAAACGGTGGAGGAGCCGGAGTGCTAGATGTATTGCCATCAGAATCAATAACTAGAGTAGAACCATCTTCAAAGGTTTGTATACTTGATCCGTCATCAAACCGTTGCATTGAACCTGAATCATCGTCAATACCACCAGAAGATAGATACGAACGATTTTGCTGGTTAGTTTGTTCTGCGCCCGTGATTACTTCTACGACATTACCAAATTGATCAACAGTAGTTGCCATTTATAGTCCTAATGTTTGTTTTAACAATTCTAATTTAGGTATGTATATACCCACACCGGTAACAAAATCAAAGTAAGGATCTTTTAATCTATTAGGATTTCGTTGTGCAAATACCCACCACAACCTACTATCACTATATAAGTCATATGCTAATAGGTCAGGTCTATATTGATACACTTCTGTTATTTCCCAATACACATCTGATGGTTGCATGGGGATAGTCCTATTGACCATAATATCTAAGAATTTGTTATTTACAATCCCCGTAGCATTATACGGGCTTGTTGCTGGGTATACGTTATTAACTGCCATTACCAAATTCCTCCGCCTTGACGTTGTGTTCCTCTTAACAATTTACCAGTACCATATTCTGTTAAACTAAATTTATTACTAATATCATTACGTGTTACAATTGGTACTGCTGATATTTGTATTTGCATTTTTGTTGGCACATATGTAACATCCCTAGTTCCACCATTTGGATTAAAGTTTGGAGGTGCTGTTAATCCACCTTGATTCAATCCTTGACTGTTTAATCTGTCGTTTGATACACTACCACTATTTAAAGGAACGTTAGATGCCGATCTATTAACTCCAGCCGGGGTAGGAGTAGACCCTGCTCGTATATAGTCCACTTCAGTCGGTAATGCATAATTAAATGCTGTAATTGCTAATGGATGTGCATCAAATTGAAACGCACCCAAACCACTTAGATAACACAACGGAGGGGGTGTTCCGATCTTTGGATTCTGATCTTGTCCATAAAACATTTTAGTCACACTTCTAAAGAAATGTATTACTGCCAATAAGTAATTTGCTTCAAATGTATCTTGTGCTGTAAAATCGCATGTAATATTTATACTATCTACTGCACTACCCCTATACGTAAAAAACTTATAGTTACTATGCGTTAATTCTGCGTTATCATAATTTGCGGCATACTGAACTGATATTGCAGGTGTATACGGAAATATAACCCCATCAGTAGCGGCTAGTGGTAATAGTATACCCTCTTTGCCTTTATTTTTATAAAGATATGTAGCTCCGGGTGCTAAACTTAATCTTACACGCCAATCTGGTTTTGCTTGGAAGTTTGCTACATCTTGTTGTGTTGCTTGACTTCTTGTATCCTGTAATGATGTTGATAAACCGCGAGGTGCACCCTGATTACCGGTGGGGTCAAACACATTTTCGTCATTTGGTGCACCGTTATTACCAGTTGGATCAAATACATTTTCCGTAACCGTATCAGGTGATGTTATCGTTTCATCTTGTCCGGCTTGACGTATATACGCATCTACTTCTTCATCTGATAATACAGGTGGTTCTTGTAGTGTATTATCGTTAGCGGCAATTTGCTCATCTATGCCTGCAAATTCTAATGAACCATCTTCAAGTTGTCTTTGTCTTTCTACTTGGTCATCTATGCCAGTAAACTCATCTCCGTCATTAGTAACGGGAGGTTCTTGTAATATATCGCTAGTAGGAACTTGTATTTCTGTCCCAATATTTGTATTTGGATCACTGTTTGGATTGGGTTGTGTTTGTACTGTCTGTGTCGATGTAGTAGGCGTTGGGCTTGGATTGCTAATAGTAGATACTGGAATTGGTTGTGTCTCTGTTGGTGGAGGATTACCAGTTGCTGTGGATACCGCATTTGCTGTTGATGCCTGTTGTTGAACAGCTCCTGAGGTACTTCTCAGTGCTTGACCAAATCCAGCAAGTTCAAGAGATGCCGCCAGTCTATCGCCTCCAATAGCGGTGGTTATTTGATTTCGGATAGAGTTCAGATTTTCGGTGCTACTTGCTTCATCACCGGTACCGTTGGTTCCTGATGGTACGGTTATTGTAGCAGTTAAACCTGATGGTGCGGTTGTTACTGTGTATGTAGTAGTGTTGGTCTCTGTATTTAAAACCGCATTAATAACTGTTCCTCTAGAAGTTTTTTGCGTACTCGTATATTGTGGCATAATATGTTGTTATCCTTACTTATATTTATCTACTAAATAAAGTAGTATTTTTACCCTTTCCATCACAAAATCGTTGCTTTTCAGCAACAATAATGATATAATTATATCAACATAACAACGGAGAACTATGTCCCTACCATCACGCAAACCTGTCAACTATTTGAATAATAAAGACATTTTAAAAGAAATACATGAAAGTAAGAACGCATATTGTTACTTCACAAAACCAGAATATCATCGCTATGACTTCATAGTAGACATGCCCCAATCAAGTATTGAGGAAAGTTTAGAATATGCTTTCAAACCAGAAACAATTCAACAAGCAAAAGAAACACGTGCATTACGTCTTAGCTTAGAACAAGGTAGCAAAGATGCTGTCAGTCCAGACTCAATAGATGTGACAGATTTAGTGTTTAGAGTTATGACTTGGGATCATGTCCCGGTCGCCCCAAAACAACCCCGCAAAACAGTTAAAAAGAAAACAGCAAAAGACATTTTTGAGTTTGAAGAAGCTGATCCAGATGAGATTTTTGCTGACTTAGAAGATAACACAACTAAAGCAGAAGTAGATGACATGGTTCATGTCAAAGTTAACTTTCCCCCATTCCAACATTACAAAATTGATTCAACTAATACATTTCACTGTGTGGGCAAAAGTCATTGGGAAGGTGATTTAGAAACAGGTTCTTTCAATAAAGACCACGGCACAATTACGAATAAACTTGCCCGTATGTACATTATGATGTGTGAAAAATACGCAATGAAATATAATTGGCGTGGGTACACATACAATGACGAAATGCGTAACTCAGCTATACTACAATTAACATATGTTGGATTACGATTCAATGAAGCAAAATCAGCAAACCCATTCGCTTACTACACAGCCGCTATAACAAATAGTTTCTGCCGTGTACTGAACACAGAAAAGCGCAATCAAAACATTAGAGATGATATTTTAGAAATTAACGGGCTAAACCCAAGTTGGTCAAGACAAGGTTCTGGATCAAGTTCCACTGTATACGAAGAATAAATGCCAATAGTAAATATAGATTCATTATCACCCAGAAACGGATACAAAACTATTCGCAATTGGGGAGATCGGGACTACTGGTATGTCGTTGCACAAATCAACAATGAATTAGTTGTTCCAAATGAAATTGTACATAGTGATTATACTATTGTAGTAAGTACTGATTTTGAAGCCTACCAAAGTATAGTAGGTCAAATATATGATGAACTTGTTGTAAAACTTAATATTTTACCAAATAGAATACTTCTGTTAAGTGAGAACCATGATTTAGCAGATGTAATAATTAAAGAAGCAAATCAACGAAATAAGGGTCTGATACAGTACGAGTGTACAATGGTATTTGAACTATCTATTAAATTTCAAACCAGTAAATATTATTCCAATCGCAAACATATCATCCCCAAAACATCCGCACCTGCAAAGTATTTTTTAAATTTAAACAGAAGATGGAGAATACAACGACCTACATTTGTTGCGTTATTATATGCATCTGGTTTACAGAATAAGGGCCATATCAGTTTGCCTGTTGGGGACACATTAGATGGTAACGAGTATAATTGGTATACCACTATTGACACTATCACAGAACATATAAAGAATGATGACCACTTATACAGTTTAATAAAAAATAATTCAAACATAATTAATAATATACCGCCTCTATACTTAGATACGAATAAGTTAGATGTAAATAGAGTAAGATTATATTATGATGACATTGACCACAATGATACCACAAAATTATACAATGATACTGCATTTAGTATAGTCAATGAAACTTTTTTCTTTGAGAACAAAGGTAGATTCTTATCTGAAAAAACATTTAAGCCAATGACATATTATCACCCATTCATATTAATTACCGAGCCATTTTCATTAGAACTGTTACGTGATTTAGGTTATAAAACTTTTGAACCATTTATTGATGAAAGGTATGATAGAGAGTTAGACAATGCTAAACGGATGCGTATGATATTACAAGAAGTAGAAAGGTTATGCAAAATGAATACTGTTGAAATGAATCAATTTTTAAAAAACGTTGCACCCATAACTGAATACAACTTCAAACGATTAGTTACAAACAAATCACATTCATATAAAATACTTTAACCATAACTGTTTACTTTGACAGTTCTAATTGATACAATAACAACATGAGTAACCTATTTAAAAAAGCCGCTGTATTCACCGACATTCATTTTGGTTTGAAGTCAAACAGCTTACAACATAACCAAGACTGTGCCAATTTTGTAGATTGGTTCATTAAAAAAGCAAAGAGTGAAGGATGTGAAACCTGTTTCTTCTTGGGCGATTATAACCACCATCGTGCAAGTATTAATATTCACACACTACAATTTGGATTGCAAGCATTGGAGAAACTAAGTGCTAACTTTGATACTGTATATTTTATACCAGGCAATCACGATCTTTATTATCGTGACCGTAGGGACATTCATAGTGTTGAGTGGGCTAAACATTTACCAAACGTTAAAATCGTCAACGACTTCTTCCATCAAGGAGATGTAGTTATTGCCCCGTGGCTTGTGCATGATGACTATAAGAAACTACAAAAGATGAGCGGTAAATACATGTTTGGACATTTAGAATTACCTCGCTTCTATATGAATGCTATGGTAGAGATGCCCGATCATGGTGAAATCTCAGAAGAACACATGACTGGGTTTGAAAAAGTATTCAGTGGTCACTTTCACAAACGACAATCTCGTAAGAATATTTGGTATATCGGCAATGCTTTCCCGCATAACTATGCAGATGCAGGTGATGATGCACGTGGTATGATGATATTAGAATGGGGCAGTGAGCCAGTATTTCATTCATGGCCAAGACAACCAATCTATCGTGTACATAAACTATCAGATATTTTAGAAAACCCAGAGGGCTATCTTTTAATTGATAGTCATGTTAGAGTACATCTTGACATTGATATTAGCTATGAAGAAGCTAACTTCATTCGTGAAACACTAATACCAGAACACAAATTAAGAGAAATGACATTAATTCCAATGAAGGGCGAAGCTGTTGAGCAAGGTCAGAACGGTGACGGGCTACGATTTGAATCAGTAGACCAAATTATCATTGACCAAATTAACGCCATCGAATCAAATAGTTTTGATAAGAAAATACTATTGGACATTTACAATACCCTATGATTACACTAAAGAATATTACATTACGAAACTTTCTATCAATCGGACAAGTAACACAAGCAGTAGACTTTGACAAAAAAGATTTAACACTTATTCTAGGTGAGAACTTAGACTTAGGTGGTGATGGTGCTCGTAATGGTACAGGTAAGACAACCCTTATTCAGGGCCTTAGCTATGCCTTGTTTGGTGTACCAATAAATGACATTCGCAAAGATAACTTAGTCAATCGTACAAACGGTAAGGCTATGATGGTCACACTTGAATTCAATGTCAATGGTACTGAGTACAAGATTGAACGTGGTCGTAAGCCAAACATTCTGAAATTTTATGTAAACAATGTACAAGAAAAAGGTTCGGAAGATCAACAAGGTGAGAACAAAGAAACACAAGCGGCTATTGAGCGTGTGTTGAACATGACACCTGAAATGTTCCGTCATATCGTTGTACTCAATACTTATAGTCAACCATTCTTAGCCTTAAAGAACAACGAACAAAAAGATATCATTGAACAATTACTTGGTATCACCTTACTTTCAGAGAAAGCTGAAGTTGTTAAAGAACTAATTCGTAATAGCAAAGATGATATTCAACAAGAAGAATTTCGTGTTAAAGCTATCGAAGAAGCCAACAAACGTGTTAAAGAACAAATCGATGCTATCAAGCGTAGACAAACACTATGGCTAAAGAAACATGATGAAGATTTAGCTAACTATGCATTAGAATATGATGAGTTACTAAAAATTGATATTGATAGTGAATTACTAGCGCACAAAGATTTAGTTGTTTGGAATAAACAAAAAGAACAACAAGACACTTACAATGCGTTAGTTGCCCGTTCTACTGCTTGGCAACAAAAACACGATACTGATGTTTCAATAGCACATAAGGCTTACTTACTTAAAAATGAGTATGATATTGAGTCTGAATTACAAGCGTGGACTAATCTAAAAGAGTGGTTGCATGATGAGTCAGAACAAAAATCTATAGCAACAATAATTGATACCCTAACCAAAAGTATCACAAAAGAAAAAAAATTAATTGATAAATTGGAACGGGAAGTTAAAGAACTAGAAGATCATAAGTGTTATGCTTGTGGTCAAGACTTCCACGATGCAAAGCATGAACAAGTTATGCAAGAAAAGGCTATGTTACTTGAAGGTGCTAAAGCTGATTTGCTAACATACGAAACACAACTAGCAATCAACAAGTCTTTAGTTAAAGAGTTAGGCGTTAAGCCTACCCCATCATATAAAAATGAAGCAGAAGCTATTCGTCATAGCGGTGACGTGGCTAACTTGAAGAAAGTTTGGGAAGATAAGAAACAAGAATCTAATCCATTTAGTGACCAACTAAGTGAATTGACCCCTATTACTTTAGGTCAACAACCTGTTACTCATTATGATACTGAACGTGAAGCTGTTGAGCATCGCGGTAGAGTAAGTGCAATACTACAACAGATTCAAACTAAAGCAGAAGAAACTGACCCATACGCAGAACAAGTATATGATATGGAAAGTCAAGCGTTACAAGCAATTGACTTTGAAGCAATTAATAAATTGACAAAGACAATGGAGCATCAAAAGTTCTTGCTTGACTTGTTAACTAGCAAAGACAGTTTTGTTCGTAAGAAGATCATTGACCAAAACTTAAGTTACTTAAACGCACGATTGACACATTACTTAGATAAGATTGGTTTACCACATAATGTCGTCTTTAAAAATGATTTACAAGTTGAAATTACTGAGTTGGGTCGTGAACTTGACTTTGACAACTTAAGTCGTGGAGAACGCAATCGTTTGATTCTAGGATTGAGTTTTGCTTTCCGTGATGTATGGGAGAACTTATATGCTCCGATCAACACATTGTTTATTGACGAACTGATTGACTCAGGCTTAGATACACAAGGTGTTGAGAACAGTTTAGCAATATTAAAAGACATGAGCCGTCGTAGACATAAATCTATTTGGCTTGTATCACATAGAGAAGAACTAGCTGGTCGTGTACCAAACGTATTGAAAGTTGTTAAAGAAAACGGCTTTACAAGTTACGCCACAACGACAGATATAGAATAATTTTAAAGAGCCTCAAATAGACATAAGTAATAGTATGCCAAGTCCACAGAAAAACAAAGGTTCCGGTTTTGAGCGAGAAATCGCTAAATATCTCTCAGAGAAGTACAATGAATCATTCATTCGTGCTCCCGGTTCAGGTGCTTATGTGGGAGGGAAGAATCAAACTCGCAAAGAAGTTTTACATGAAGGTCAGATCCGCTCATTCAAGGGCGATGTTGTACCCGGTCAATCATTTAAAAAAATGAATATCGAATGTAAATTTTATGCAGACTTCCCGTTTCATCTATTACTTACAGGGGAATGTAAAGTTATAGATGGTTGGCTAGACCAACTCATGGACGTAGCTGATCCAGATGACATAAACATATTGTTTATGAAGTTTAACCGTAAGGGTCGTTATGTTTGCGTTCAAAGCAAACTAACATGGGTTGCAGACAACTTTGTTTATTACACATCACAAAAACAAGGAGACTGGACAATTTTCGAATTTGATAGTTTCTTTCATTTCAACACCGAGTTATTAAAAACATATTCAAGCACAATAGACACCAAGTCAACACAAGCTGAAAATTCCCTATTAACAATCAACATTTAAGTATTTTAAAATTAGTTGTCTCCGTTGGGAGACCTCCTTGAAGAAGCCTGAAAGATGGCGGATGGATCTGGAGCAAGCATGAATAGCGATATTCATGGGTATACCGAGAGGGCAATCGGCAAAGCGAACCCTCAACAAGTCTATTGATATTTTATCTTGATTTAATAGAATGTGCGTTGCTGAAGAATTGTTTAAGTACAATAGCTTCACTACAATCCCGTAATAACTTTACAGAGCAACCGGTAGCAGTTAGTGTCAGAAATAGGCGACTAACTGGGGAAAAGATAACACTGGATGACGGTCATGGCAAACATACCTTTCCCATTGGTAGTGCAAATTTGCACTACCATGGCTTCTAATCGGCAATATATCCCATTAACAATTAGAATAAAAACAATAGATTACCGTAAGAAATAAGAACGAACGAAGTGAGTTCTTAGATGAACGAAGTTCATCTTTAATAGAGAAACCCGATGTGATAAATGAATAATTACGGATTTGATTAGAAGAACGGCATTTGCGTTTTCTTAGTAGTTTCCAAATTACTTTCAATCAATTTGTTTATCATTGATCTTTCCTCATAGGACATGTTAAGTACATCGGTGTATTGTACACCTCCCCTCATGTACCAAGTTAGTGTAAGCGCAGACTTTTTAATTTCTGCACTTTCCTTGTCCATATTTTCAATCAGCTTTTGAACACCCTCAGGGTTTAGGTGTAAAAGCCTTAACCGAAAAAATCAGTTACATTAATAACAATTGATTGTTCATAATCGTGTTGGCAATGAACACATTTAATTTTCTGAGGTTTGATTTGTGTGCTATCTTTTAGTTTAGCATGGTAATCACGTAATTCTATGTATGCATTCTTATCACAGTTTTGTAAGAAATCTAAAATAAATTCAGTTTCACTTACTGTGATATTTGGTGTTCTTACATATTCAATAGTTTGTGCTAAGACAGCCATAGTAACTTCTGTAATTTTTACAATCGCTTCTTGTGTCTTTTTGGTACGTTCTTCTTCTGGTAATGCATCCATAGTAGAAAACATTTTTTGAATTTCAAACTGTGCCATAGATGCTTGATTCATTTCTCTGTAAGTCAATGGTCTAAATTTAATGAACAAATCACCTGTTTGAAGTTCTTTAGTGTAGTCGCCGGGTTTCATTGTTTGAAGTATTCCAATTAAATTAATTGCATACGTAGCGACTTCCTTACAGCTAGGGCATTCACTTTCAATTTCCATATCATTACCTTGGGCAGCCGATCTGATAGCTATTAAAATAGCGTCTAAATCAGTACTAGGTATTGACCAAGGGTCTCTGATATCAGGGACACAGCTTTTTATAATTTCTACAATAGCAGAACCGTTAAACAATGCGTCTGGTGTTTTGCTAGTAATTTCATCAATTGCAGTCATGGGATAAATTGGTAATTCCCCTGTTTCTGTTTTATTCAGTGCTCCGGCCGGATATCCAATTCCTCCGCTAGGTAATTTCAAATAGATTGATGGTCTACGAAAATATTGTTTTAACGGGTTGTTTGCTAATGACATGTTATTCCTTTGATAAAAAACGGGCTTTCGCCCAATACTAAATACTAATGATATTTAGTGTCTAAAAAACACCAAAAAAATTAATGGAAGCCCAATAATATGACACCCGAAGAACAAGAAAAAAGTGAAGCACTCTATAGATCGGTCAACGAACAGTTAGAGCGCCAAAATAACATTTTGGCTGCACAATTTGAACTTGCTAAGAAAACGGCTGAAGCTCAGGGCATTAATATATCTAGCCTTAACAAATCCAAAACAGCTTATGATGGACTGTATGGCTCTACTACTAAACAGACTGCGGCTGGAGAAGCTAATGCACATGGTCTTGCAGTAATGAATCAAGCCATGGCCCAATTTGATAAGGCCGCAATATCTGGAACAGCCGCAACATTTGCCTTTGGTAAAGCATTACTAAGCACCGAAAAGAGTTTTGCAAAATACAATGATGTATTGAAAAATGCAGGCGATGCCGCATGGGAAGCTAGTAAAAACTTTGGCTTACTTGGAATGGCAACCGGTGCACTAATTAAAGGTGTCACTATGGCTGCTCAAGCGGCCACAAAACAAGCAGATAACACATTAAAAGCTACCGATGATTTAAGTAAGATGGGTAGCGCAGGTGCATTTAGTGCTAAAGAAGTATTAAAGATGGGTCACGATGCTGGACTTACATCAAAGAATTTAGAAGTATTCACTAAAGCTACAAAAACATTAGGTACTGCAACAATAAGTTTGGGTAGTACTGCCGGAGAAGGTATTGCAGAATTTGCTAAAATGACTGCTGTTAGTAAAGAACAGCGAATGGCATTTCAACGTTTAGGCATTAGTCAGGAAGAATTAATACAAAGTCAAGCAGATTTTGTTTCCATGCAAAAAGCATCCGGCGTACAGATTACTGCACGAATGAAGCAAGATGAAGGTTTGAAAAAGGCTTCATTAGAATACACTAAGAACTTATTAGAATTAGCGGCAATAACCGGTGAAGATGTTGAAGGTGCTAAAAAATTAAAACTAGAGGCTGAAACTGAACTTGAGACAAAAATTCAAACCAACATGATGCAACAGCGTATTAATGCGTTGCAAAAAGAAGGTACTCCTCAGGCAGAAGCTCAAGCAGAATTACTGAAAAAGGAATTAGAATCAAGACGTGGAATGCTTGAAGTTGCCACTAGTACAAAAGATGCAGAGATTAAATCAGCAACAGCATCATTTTTAGCGACTGGCGCGATTACTGAGCAGTCAGTGGTGCTAAAACGATTAATTCCAAACATTGAAGAATTTGGTGAAAGAGTTAAAAGAGGCGAGAACGTTGCTGTTGATTTTGCAAAAGCATTAGCTGATGGTGTTGATGCAAATGTAAGAAATGTTGGCACTGCTGGTATGCTAGATAAAGCAGTTGCAAAAACATTTGGTATGACTGACCAAATGCTTACTTATAGCGCACAAAAAAGAGATGTAGACTTAAAAGCTGCCAAAGATGCTGCCGGCAAACTTATAGGTGCACCAGAAAAAGGTGAGACTGGTGACAAGACTGCTAAAGATCCAGCACAAATTGCTAGAAATGAATTAACTGAACTTGAAATTAAAGCACAAGTAGAGTTGGATAAATTATTAGCAACTGTTAATCCTTTAATAACCGGGTTCGATAAAACCACTACAGCCGCTACGTTATTAGCCGGCGCAGCCGGATTAGCCGCAATTGCTTTAACTGCTATGGCAGGTTTAAGTGCATTAAAAGACTTAAAAGGATTAGCAAGTAAAGGTGGTCCGGCTGGTAAAATGCCAGGTGGCGGTGCACCGACAGCTCCGGCTCCTACATCACCGACTAAGCCTTCTGGTATGTCGGTTGATGAAAAAGCCAAGTATGATAACTTACGTAAAGAAGGTGTACCAGCCGCCGAAGCAAAACGACAAGCCGGCGGATTTAGTAGTTTAGTAAGTGCAGAAAATAAAATAACTCCACCAAAACCAGTTACACCACCAATACCAGTAGGTGCCGCAACTGAAACATTAGCCAAAGAAGCAGGTGCTTTAGGTAAAATGGGAGGGGCATTGAGTACAGCTAGTAAATTTGCAGGACCGGCCGCAGGTGCAGTATCAGTATTAACCGGTGGATACACCGCAATTCAAGGTTCCAAAGCCGTAGATGAAAAAGTTAAAAAAGGTGAGATTACTAAAGACGAAGGTACTGTTCAAAAATCTGAAGCTGTTGGCAAAGGTGCAGGTGGTGCTGTTGTCGGCTTAGGTGGCGCCGCACTAGGTGCCGCAATTGGTACAATGATATTCCCGGTAGTAGGTACTGCAATTGGAGCCGCATTTGGTGGATGGTTAGGCTCTAAGGGCGGTGAAATGGTAGGTGAGAATGTAGGTACTATTGTAGGGAAATCTATTATTGAAAAACCAAAAGTTGATGCTAGTGGTAGAGCTACAGCCGCAACTGATCCAAGAGTGGTAGGTACACAACAAAATCCAGCTAATGTAAAAACTACAGAACCAACAAGTACTAAACCAGCAACAGCTACAAATGATCCAAGATTGAAAAATGCCGGCGCAGAATCTCCTGAGAATGTGGCTAAGGGTATAGCTGACATGGCAAAAGAAAATGCAATGAGAGCCAGTGTATCTAATGCTGAATCTTTAAAATCAAATAAAGAATTTGTATCACTGGAAATTAATATTACTGCATTGAATAAGACGTTAATGTCAACTAATACAGCATTAGCCAACTTAACAGCAACAATCAGCACTAATAAACCAACGACATTTAAAACATCTGAATCAAAACCAATATTTGACACAAAACCAGTACAGGTTAAATTAACAACTGAACCAAAACCAGTTGACACTATACCAAAATTAGTTGACGCTACACCTAAACCAATTGACAACACAATTAAACCAGCACCAGTTAAACCAATGACTGATATTAATGACATGGGTGCAGCCGCAATTTATTCAAAATTAGTAGGTTCTATACAACTAGCAACAGCAAAACCAACTAATACTACACCATCAGTTAGCATAGCAGACATACAAGCTAATATGGCTAAGGGAATGAATCAACCAGAAGCTCAGAAAGCCGCAGAAGCTAAAGCAGAAAGAGAAGCTAAAGCTAAATTTGATACTAGTACCAGAGCAACATCTGCAACTGATTCAAAATTAGTAGGAGTATCAACTAATTTAGATATGGAGAATCCTGTAGTCATTGCTAGGCAGATGAAAGAGGATGCACAAAAAACTATTGAACAACGAATAATTGATACACAAAAAATAACCAAAGCATCTGATTCCCAAGAGGTTAGTATGACTACTTTGAATAGAACTTTGTTATCAACAAATACTGCACTAAAAGATTTAACAGGATCAATTACTAATATAACTAATCCTACTACTACCCCTGATAGTAATGCAAACAAGCCAGTAACTGGTGGTGGTATTAGCATACCTGCAGGAATACTTGCTAGCTTTAAATCAGCATTAGGTGGAACGTCCGGTGGCGCATCCGGTGCATCGACTGTTAAATCAACAGGTGCACCAACTAGTGAACCAACTGCTAGTACTATGGCAATGACAAGTGAAGGTAAAAAGACTGCAAAGCCACCATCACAACCACCCGAAGAAGGTGGCCCAGGCTCTGCAACAAAATCAGTAGACTTAGCAAAAATAATGAAGTTTGGAACAAACTCGGGAACTCAACAAAATTTTGAAGCATTAGATTCTACATTTAAAGATGCTGTTGTCGCTGCCGCAACTGAGTATAATAGTGTTACTGGTAATAAATTACAAGTTAATAGTGCTAAACGTGATCCGGCAGACCAGCAAAGATTATGGGATGAATCAGTAGCAGCCGGCAGGACCGGTATCAGTCCAACTGGTATGCCTATAGGAAAACCAGGTCGTAGCTTGCACGAAAAAGGTGAAGCTGTCGATATTCAAAATTATAAAGATCCTGATGCTGTAGCCGCAATGAATAAACAAGGGCTAACACAGAAGGTGCCTGGTGACCCAGTACATTTTCAAGCTCTTGAAGGTGGTATACTAAATGGTCCCAAATCGGGTTACCCAGTAGAGGGTACTATGCACGGTAGAGAAGCAATCATACCTTTAAATCCAGACTCTATAATTACTAAGTTATTAACTACCAGTGAAGCACAAGTCAAACAGGAAATGAACAATAATGTCACTACTAATACTCAATCATCAGATAATACAAGTCAAATTATGGCAGATTTATACTCAATGATGGAAGAAAAGTTTGATACAATGATTGATATACTTGAAGATGGTAATGACCATACTGAAAAGTTAGTCAGGTTTTCTGCCGTATAATTGATTTAGCACTAAATACTATATAATATTATGACCTACAAAAAACGTTTCACAAATAAGAGTGGTATATCTAGCCCTATCGGTGGTGGCAATAGCAACACCGGTGCATGGAACGGTAGCCCAGGACAAAATAATTCACCTACTGGTGGATGGAATAACTCTGAAATGGGTTATAAAAACTATGGTAGTCGATTACCAGAAGTGTATACAGGCCACCCAAATCGTATTGAGCGATATAATCAATATGAAATGATGGATGTTGATGCTGAAATTAATGCATGTTTAGATATCTTAGCTGAATTCAGTACACAGAAAAACGAACATAATGATACACCATTCAATCTTCAATTTACTGAAGAACCTACTCCACATGAAGTAGAATTATTAAAGACACAATTACAACAATGGTGTAAATTAAACGAATTCAATACACGTACTTTTAAGATTTTCAGAAATACAGTAAAGTACGGAGATCAAGTATTTGTGCGTGACCCAGAAACATTTAAATTGTTTTGGATTGACATGACCAAGATTATTAAAGTTATTGTTAACGAAAGCGAAGGCAAAAAGCCTGAGCAATATGTTATCAAAGACATTAATATTAATTTACAAAACTTAACAGTAGCAACAAAAACAAATACAGACTTTGCCGCTAATCCTGCAACTGGCTTAGGTGGTACAGGTGGTGGAGGTACAGGTGGTTCAGGTGGATATACTGTTCCATCAATGCCATATAATACTACGGGCAGTCGTTTCACTTTGGGTCAAGCTGAAAGTGCTATTGATGCAAAGCACATTGTTCACTTAAGTTTAACAGAAGGTTTAGACAGATTCTGGCCCTTTGGACAAAGTATTTTAGAGAATGTCTTTAAGGTATATAAACAAAAAGAATTACTAGAAGACGCGGTTCTTATCTATCGTGTGCAACGTGCACCAGAACGTAGAATGTTTAAGATTGACGTTGGTAACATGCCAAGTCACTTAGCTATGGCTTTCGTTGAACGTATTAAGAATGAGATTCATCAAAGACGTATTCCAAGTGTGCATGGTGGTCAAGCTATTGTTGATGCCACCTACAATCCATTGTCAATGAACGAAGATTACTTCTTCCCGGTCACTGCTGATGGTCGTGGTTCAAGTGTTGAAGTATTACCCGGTGGTCAGAATTTGGGTGAGATTGATGACTTAAAATACTTTAACAATCGTTTAGCACGTGGACTACGTGTTCCTAGTAGTTATTTACCTACAGGCCCTGATGATAATACAACTCCAGTGAGTGACGGTCGTGTTGGTACAGCTATGATTCAAGAATTCCGTTTCAATCAATATTGCGAACGACTACAAAAGTATCTAAGCAATAAGCTAGACGAAGAATTTAAGTTATTCTTACGTTGGAGAGGCTTTAATATCGATTCGGGATTGTTTACACTAGAATTCAATCCACCACAAAACTTTGCGGCTTATCGTCAAAGTGAACTAGATAATGCACGTGTATCAGTATTTGGTACAATGGAAGCATTCCCATACATCAGTAAGCGTTTTGCTATGGAACGTTTCTTAGGCTTAACTGAAGAAGAAATCACTAAGAACGAGAAATTATGGCGTGAAGAACATAATAAAGATTCAGATATTGAACCTACTGGTAGTGATTTGCGTAATATTGGAGTATCCGCAGGTGATATTGAGACTGATATGGATACAGCAGATCAGATGGAAAATCCTCCTCCAGAAGATGGTGCTGAAGGCCCTGAAGTAGCAGGCCCTGTAGGTGATGCCGCAACTGGCGGTATGGCTGGCGGAACACCAGCGCCCGCAGGCAATGCAATGTAAGATAAATAATAATATGAAATTAATGGAAATGTTTAATCCACCTGTACAAGGTTACCAAGATGTTGAAGCAGACAACAGTAAACCTAAGTGGAAAGAAAGCCGTAAAACAAAACTTACATTAAAACAGATTCGTAAACTTAGAAAAATGATGGATGTTCGTAACTTTGAACGACAGAAACATTTGAAGAAAGTACACGAACAATATGGTGCAGTACCAGCAGATGCCGCTACTCCAACTGCTTAAAGTAATTTAATATTCTATCACACATCTCCCTACTCTTAACTAAGTTGGGATGAACTCCATCAAAAAAAATATCAGGCGTATATTTTTTTCCTAAATTAACAATTTTTTCTTCTGCATCAAGTTCTTTGATCATATCATCGATGCATTCAGGAGAAGGATAATTTAATTTAATATAATTTAATTTATCATATCTTCCCAAACTTTGATTTTCTGGAATAGTCTCACCAACTTTTTCAAGCATTTCTGCTCTCCAGTTTTCTACTATAAAATCTGCCCACTCATACTTTTGTACATTATGTATCGGTGAATGACCACCAATGATAGCCCATTTAATGTTAGGATGAGTCTTGCGAATTCTTTCTATACGATTTGCTATATCGTCATTGATTGTATCAAGATAGTTTTTAAAGTTAAATGAAGAATTTAATTCAAAAGGATCTCTTATTAACGAAGTAAAATACCATACTATTACATCAAATTTAATTGCATTGCATCCTAAAAAATTATCTGCTGCCTTTATACTATCAACATTGTTTTGTCCCATAACAGATAAGTTAATAACAGTATGTGATTCAGTGTTGTAATTTTGCCACGGCGAATAAAATCCCCAACTATCCCCTATAACTAGTATATTCATTGAAATATTTATATATTTTAACAAAAACGCAAAAAAACAGCACTTATTGTGCTGTTTCCTTTGATACCCACTAAATATAATACAAAGCCATTTACAGGAGAAACATACAATGGATAACAAAAAATTTGAAACACTTATTGATTTGATTATCAATGAGAACGAAGAACAAGCACGTGCATTATTTCACGATATCGTAGTTGAGAAAAGCCGTGAAATCTATGAAAACATGATGAACGATGAAATGGATGAAGGCATGGGCGGTCAAGTTGGTCAAATGATGGACGAAATCTCTGCTGAAGAATCTGGTGTTATCGAAGGCGAAGAAGAAGAAATCGACTTTGATGACGAAGGTGATGACGAGATTATCGACATTGAAGGTGGCGAAGAAGGCGAAGAAGGCGGTGCAGAAGTTGAAGATCGTCTAGTAAGCATTGAAGATAAGTTAGACCAATTGATGGCTGAATTTGAAGATATCATGGCTGACGGTGATGCTGATGAATTTGACGCAGGCGAAGAAGAAATGGACGCAGGTGTTGCCGATATGGAAGCAGGCGCTGAGGAAGAAGAAGCCGCAATGATGGAAGCTATCACATTGAAGAAAATTTCTGTTACACATGGTGACAATGGCGTTCAAACAAAAAGCACAAACTTAAATAACAGCGGTCAAGCTGGTATGGATAGTAAGCCAGTTAATTTCTCTGGTGGTACAGAATCTAACCCAACAGGCCCAAAAGGTCCATCTAATGCATACAGCAAAGGTGAGACAAGCGTTAAAAACGCAAACAACTGGAAGAATGCTCCAGCACAAAATAATGCAGACTTAGAAAAAGCTCCAGCTCCTAAAAAGGGCGACAATGGTGTAAATTCTAAGAGTCCAGTAGCTGAATCACGTACAGCTAAAAGACGCATCTAAAGGAATCTGAGAGAATGGCTTTGTATCTCAAAGAGCACTTGACATTTGACCGCGCAGGTATGGTGGTTGAGTCTGTCAGTGAAGGCGACAAGAAGAACCTTTATATGAAGGGTATCTTCATTCAGGGTGGGGTAAA